GAAGCTCAGCGTGTCTAACCTCGACGGCCATATCACTGCGCTGTGTCTCCAGTTTAAAGACATGGTGAATGCAAAGGTGAGCATCATCGACACCTATGCGGTTTACCTTGATGCGGTGAACTTCCCGGGCGGAGTGAATCCGACAGCAGATCCGACGATGTTCTCCCTGCAGACCTTCTGGCTGGACACCAAAATTTCTGAAGATGACGAGACGGTGTCCTGGTCGCTCAGCAGCCCGGCTGACCTGCAGAATCTGGTTATACCCACCCGGCAGATCACCTCGCTCTGCGAATGGGCACTGCGCGGACAATATCGCAGCGGTGACGGCTGCACCTACAACGGCACGGCATATTTCGATGCGAAGGGCAATGCGGTAGCTGACCCGGCGTTTGATGTATGCGGAGGTTGCCTCAGTGACTGCCGCAAGCGTTTCGGCGCCGGGCTGGCAGAACCGAACACTGCCGTTCTTGATTTCGGCGGCTACCCGGCGACAGTTCTCTTCACCCGATAACCGGATATACCCATGAATAAAACCATTATGACGGCGATCCGGGCGCATGCGCTGGAGGAATCCCCACGCGAGTGCTGCGGCTTCGTCATTCAGTCAGGACGGCGCCAGCGCTATATCCCGGTGCCGAACAGCCATGAAAATCCGACAGAGCATTTCCGAATTGACGGCGAACACTGGGCGAACGCCGAGGACGCCGGGACCATTGTCCGCGTCATTCACTCCCACCCGGGCGATGGCGCACGGCCTATCGCCTCTGACCTTGATCGCCAGCAGTGCAATAACTCTGGTGTGGTCTGGGGCATTTACGCGCCGGACTGTGATGAATACACAGAGATAAAACCGGACGCCATCCCGCTGATTGGCCGTCCGTTCCTCCTTGGCTCGCATGACTGCTGGGGGCTGGTCATGGACTGGCACGCTACACAGGGCGTCACGCTGAACGATTTCCGCGTGGATTATCCGTGGTGGGAAAGCCAGTACCCGGACAACCTCTATTTCGATAACTGGGAACGTGAGGGATTTGTCGAATGTGACCCCGCGCCCGGGTGCATGGTCATCATGCAGGTTGAGTCCGACAAGTGGAACCACGCGGGGATCATCACCGAAGAGGGCGAGCTGCTGCACCACCTGTACGGCCAGCCATCCTGCATCACGCCTTATGCCCGTGGATATTTTAAAGACCGGACGATGATCTGCGTTCGGCACAAAGACCTGCCGCAGGAAATTAAGCCATGGCGCGCTTAACCACGATTCGATTGTATGGCGCGCTGGGTGCCCGGTTTGGCCGCGTTCACCGGCTGGCGGTGCAGACGTCAGCGGAAGCGGTAAAGGCGCTGTGCATCAACCTGGACGGGCTGGAAAGCTTTCTCATGAATGCAAAAAAAAACGGCATGACCTTCGCGGTGTTTCGCGGTAAGCGAAACATCGGCGCGCAGGATTTCAAAGAGCTGGGTGGGGACAGCGATATCCGCATCGCGCCTGTGCTGGAAGGGGCGAAAAAGGCAGGTTTATTCCAGACGATCCTTGGCGCAGTGATGGTGGTGGCGGGCATCGTGGTGTCTGGCCTCTCTGCTGGCTGGGCCAGTCCGGTCGGTGGCGCAATGATTTCTGCTGGTATCGGCATGGCTGCGGGCGGTATCTACCAGATGCTCTCGCCGCAGCCCAAAGGTCTTCAGGGGCGTGATGACCCCGACAATAAGCCCAGCTATGCCTTCGGCGGCGCAGTGAACACCCTGGCGATGGGCAACCCGGTCGCGCTGCTGTATGGCGAGCGCGAAATTGGCGGCGCCATAATCAGTGCGGGGATCGTGGCCGAGGACATCTGAGAATTTCTTACTCTTCAATTAGCACCCAATCGGGTGCTTTTTTTATGGATGCAATATGGCAACGATTACTGGTGCAAAGGGCGGAAGCCAGAAACAGCACACGCCTGTTGAACAACCCGATTCCGCGCAGTCGATGGCGCGCTGCCGTATGCTGCTGGCGCTCGGTGAAGGCGAGTTTGCTGGTGGACTGGATGCTACCCGGATCTTCCTTGACGGCACGCCGCTGGGCAACGCCGACGGCTCGATGAACTTCGAGAATGTCTCCTGGGACTTTCGTCCGGGCACGCAGACGCAGTCGCCGATCCCCGGGTTCCCAGCCGTGGAGAACGAGACCAGCATTGGCGTGTCGCTGACGAAGGTCACTCCCTGGACCCGGGCCATCAGTAATACCCAGATTGACGCAGTGCTGGTGCGTATCGGCATTACCGGTCTGCAGCAGCAGGAGAATGATGGCGATATCGTCGGCACTTCCGTCACCTATCACATCGATGTGGCTGTAGATGGCGGTGCATACAGCACTGTGCTCACCAAAACCGTAACGGAAAAGCTCAGTTCTCTGTACGAGCTGACCCACCGCATCAATCTGCCCAAGGCTAACACCGGTTGGCAGATCCGCGTGGTTCGCGATACCGCAGACAGCACCAGCCAGATGCTACAGAACAAGACACAGGTGCAGGCAATCACGGAGGTGATCGACGCGCGCCTGCGCTATCCGCATACCGCGCTGCTGTATGTGTCGTTCAACGCAAAATCCTTCAACAACATCCCGAAGATATCCTGCAAGCCGAAAGGGCGTATTATCCGCATCCCGCAGAACTATGATCCGGTTAGTCGGGTTTATAACGGCACCTGGGATGGGACATTCAAATGGGGCTGGTCGAATAACCCGGCGTGGATCTGGTTCGATGTACTCACTGAGCCGCGCTTTGGCCTGGGTCGCCGCGTAACGGCAGCCATGCTGGATAAGTGGGAGTTGTACCGCATAGCCCAGCGCTGTGACCAGAAGGTGCCCGATGGTAAGGGCGGCACCGGTACCGAGCCGCGCTTCCTGTTTGATGTCTACATCCAGTCGCAGGCCGATGCCTGGCAGGTAATCAAGGATATCGCGGCTGGCTTCAACGGTATGACGTTCTGGGGCAACAACATGTTCAATGTTGTCTCGGACATGCCAGCGGACACGACGAAGTTGCAGATCCTCACTCGCGCCTCGGTCGTCGGAAAGCCGAACTATTCCAGCGGCAGCGAGAAGAACCGCTACAGTTCAGCGCTAATTAACTTCAGCGACCCGGATAACCACTACCAGGATCGCACCACTGCGGTGATGTTTCCTGACCTGGTTAAGCAGTTCAAATTCAAGCAGACGCAGCTGACTGCCATTGGCTGTACGCGTGAGAGTGAGGCGCAGCGCCGCGGCGGCTGGGCGGTGTACTCCAACTATCTCGACCGCCTGATCACGCTGCAAACCGGGCTGGATGGCTTTGCCTATGTTCCCGGCACCGTGTTCGCTTTTGCGGATGAACGCTTTTCCGGGCGAGTGTATGGTGGGCGCGTTGTGAGCTACAACGCCGGGCTTAAAGCCGTTACAACCGATCGCGGGACCAGCGCCGTCCCGGGCGACACCCTGATGATCCGCACACAGGGCGGCATTGTGGAAAACCGGGTCATTCAGGCGGTCAACGGCACGCAGTTAATCGTGGCCACGGGGTTTTCCTCTGCGCCAGCGCCAGATGCCGTTTTCGTTATCGATGCCGGACAGCTGCGCCTGCAGTATTTCCGTGTGATGAACCTGACATTCAACGACGAGGAGAACACCTACACCATTACGGGTGCGGAATACAACGCCTCGAAATATGATGCGGTCGATAACAATGCGCGCCTGGATATCCCGCCTGTCAGCCTGATCCCTACTGGTGTTGTCTCTCAGCCCGGAAACGTCGTGGTATCGAGCTACGACTCAGTGAGACAGGGGCAGCGCATTGCCACACTGACGGCCTCCTGGGATGCTCCGTTGGATAAAGCCGGGAAACCTCAGGCAGACGTGATCGCCTACCAGGCACAGTGGCGCCGGGGTGATAGGGAGTGGGTTAACGTACCGCAAACCGGGCTGCGCAATATCGAAGTGCCGGGGATCTACGAAGGTGATTACCTGGTGCGTGTCAGGGCGATTAACGCTGGCGGCGCATCCAGCCTGTGGGCCACCTCAGTGCTGACGCATCTCAAGGGCCGGGCCGGTGATGTGCCAAAGCCCGCCAATTTCCGTACCACGCCGTTGCTCTGGGGCGTACAGCTGGACTGGGATTTCCCGGCTGGTACCGGCGATACCTTACAGACGGAGATCCAGTATTCCACTGCATCGACCGGCACAAATCCGCTTCTGCTGGCCGGGGTACCCTATCCGCAGCATGTGTATCAGCAAATGGGCCTGAAGGCCGGAGTGGGATTCTGGTACCGTGCGCGGCTTGTCGATCGCACCGGCAATAAGTCGGCATGGACTGACTTCATTCAGGGCAGTAGCAGCTCGGTTGCAGCTGATTACCTGGTGGACATCGACAACCAGATCAAACAGACCGATGCGTATAAGGAACTTACCTCGGATATCGCCGATCTCAGCGACGATATTCAGTCAGCGCGCGACGACATCAGCAAAGTCACGACAGAGTCGGCGGCAACCAAAGCGGGTCTCGCGCAGGAAGTCACGGACCGTAAGAAAGCAATCACCGACGAGGCTGCGGCACGCGGCCAGGCGCTGCTGACCGAGAAGAACGAGCGCGTCGCGGATATCAGTAACGTCAATCAGACGATCCAGACCACCACCGAGTCACTGGCGCAGCAGATTGGGCAGATTTCTGCTGGCACCGGTTCGCAGTTCGACCCGGCAAAAATCTGGTACTTCGATTCGACAGTGGAGGGCTGGACCGGGAACGGGACGCCGACCATCGTTGACGGCTGGATACGCCCGGCGAACCATGCCACCGATCCGTGGGTGCAGTCTCCCGGTTCACTGGGTGTTAACTCTTCGTCCTATCGCTTCGTTAAATTGCGTATCAGGAAGTTCGGGGCACCGGGCTGGGCTGGGCAGCTGCGGTGGCGGGGTACCGGTGGCTTCAACGACACCAATATGGTCACCGTCGCCGAGCCTGCTTATGACGCGAACGGGATCGCCACGCTGGAGTTCGACAATATCCCCTGGCTGACTGAAGCCACGATGAATCAGTTCAGGCTGGATCTTTCCACTAAGCAGGATGCGACGAACTACTACCTGATTGACTGGGTGGCGCTCGGACGGCCTACTCCCGGCGCGGGTATGGCGGCGCTGCAGCAGGAAACGACAGCCCGGGTTGCTGGCGACCAGGCGGAAGCCACAGCGCGAGAAACGCTGGCGACTCAGATCCGGGGCGGCTACACCGGTGATGACCCGTCGAAGCTGGCCTCGGGCTTGCTCTACACCGAACGCCAGGCGCGCATCACGGCGCAGGAAGCGGAGGTGACAGCCCGGACGGCGCTGGAAGCGACCGTTAATGCCAACAAAGCCAGCGTGACGCAGGAACTGGCAACGCTGACGACTGAGCAGGAGGCGCAGGCCACCACGCTGTCAGGCCTGCAGACCACCGTCGGGAAAAATACCGGCGATATCACGCGCATCGATAAAGCCGTCACTGATAACAACAAGGCTCAGACTACCGCACTGGCTGCGGTCAAGGCTACCACCGACCAGAACACGGCGGACATCAGCACGGAAACCACGGCCCGTACGGATGGTGACTCCGCGCTGGGGCGTCGTATCGACAGCCTGAAAGTGGATGTGGACGGTAACACGGCCAGCCGCGATGCCGGTATTGTCGGTAGCGTCAGCAATGCCATTGCCAACTTCTTTGCATTTTCGGATCAGCGCGTCACGTTTGCCGTTGGCGAAACCAAAACGATGGCTGAGATTACCGAGGCCAGGAAGACCGCCGCGGATGCAACCAGCGCTGTAGCTGAACAGGTCACCACGCTTAAGGCCACGGTTGAGCAAAACGGCCAGACCAACGCCGCCGCCATCACCCGCATTGATAAAGCCGTTACGGATCTGGAGAGTGCTACCGCGACCAGCATTGAGCAGGTGACGGCTGCAATCGGCGATACCAATGCCAGTGTCCAGACGACCAGCCAGGCTGTTGCTGATATCAGCGGTAAGCTGAACGCGCAATGGGGCGTTAAAGTCCAGGTGGAGGCGAACGGTGTTAAACGCATCGCGGGTATCCAGCTGGGCATTGACGGCTCAGGGGCCTCAAACTTCCTGATTTCTGCCGATACGTTCGCGGTGTATAACCCGACGACGAACGGGCAGGAGCTGGTGTTTGCTTCGACTGGTGGCCAGATGTTCATGCGTTCGGTGTTCATCCAGGACGGTTCCATCGACAACGGCAAGATTGGCAATTATATCCAGTCCAGCAACTGGGACGGGACCGGTAATGTCGGCTGGCATATCAATAAATCCGGGTATGCCACGTTTAACGGCGTGACGGTTCGCGGGACGATCTATGCCACTGACGGGATTTTTAAAGGCAGAGTTGAGGCGACCAGTGGGAGTTTTAAAGGTTCTGTGGAAGCGACATCCTTTGTTGGTGACGTTGCTAACACAGGGGTGTACCCGGATGCCAGTGCTCGATCAGATAGCGCTGTTTCAACAAGCATACCAATGGTCTATATGGACTCCAGTAATAGCGTTTTAAGTAAAAACGCGATTGTGGATTCTCTAATATATGTGAGAGGACTCGTAGGCGCAGTTGTGGCCACTGTTCAGGTGACTATTGCAGGCAACGTTCGAACGTTCACTTATGACGTTCCTGTAGGTGGGGTATGGTTCTCCGCAAAACATGCGGTTACTGGTCTGGGCGGGCAGCGCATCGAAGCCAGTATCGTTCTCAGCTCTGGCAACGCTACAATGAGAATCACTGCTGCAACAATGACCGTGACTCGCGGTACCGGCTCCTTCTCCTAATCTCCACAACCTCAGAACCTCCAACCCAGCTCCGGCTGGGTTTTTCATTTTAAGGACATCACGAATGGCCACACTTGATGACGATTTAGCGAAAGCCGTTACGGAAGGGTTTCGCCTCGCGCAAGGCAGTATCATTAACCAGGACCTGATTTTATCGGGCACCGGTGACGTCACCGTAACCCTGGCAGACGGCTCGAAAAAGACGGGTCCCAGCTGGACGAAGCTGATCGCCCAGGCGGGTGCGGCAGGAGCCAGCGCCGCTGCAGCGGCAGCATCAGAGAAAAACGCAAAAACCTCAGAGACGAACGCGAACTCGTCTAAGACTGCTGCGGCAAGCAGCGCTTCAGCAGCCAAGACCAGCGAAACGAATGCCAAAACCTCAGAGACGAACGCAAAAACGTCTGAGACGAATGCCAAAACGTCGGAAACCAATGCTGCTAATAGCGCCAGCAGTGCCGCAGCATCACTGGCCGCGGCGCAGCTGCTGACGTCTGTACCTTACGAGGAGGCTCCGTTCCCTGACGTCTGGTTGCCGCTGAATGATGACCTGCGCCTGCTGGCGGGTTCCGCGCCTTATGACCGGCTGACGATTTCCGGGCAGGTGCTGGAGTTAACAACAAAATCAGCGACCATCATCCGGCCAACCGAAGCGACGTATATCGACAAATCCGGTGTGTTGCAG